ACCACCTCGCCAGAGCCTACCGAAGTATGGTGCTGGTTTATTAGCACTGTTTTATGGGGATCCCTCAGCGCAATAGCGGGTAAATTTCCATATCCAACCAAAAGAGAAAAACCAATGAGTGAAGCAAAACCGCAGGACGGCAGCACTGTAAAAGGCTACCGCACATTAACCGCTGGCGACATTGAGCGAATGAACCGCCTTAAAGGCGTCAGCCGCCACTTCTGTAGTTTGCTTGATACCGATCGAGGTGAATTGTTGGCTGTCCGTAATGGCCCGGCAATGTTAAGCGCTGAGCAGGCTCGGGAGATTGATGAAGCTTTGCGCTGTCTGGCAATCGCTTGCACCAAAATGCAGGAAGCCTGTATGTGGGCATGCCGCGCGGTGGCTCGCCCTGACGCTGATTGCTAACACAACTTGCGAAAAGAAATCCACCGAAAATAAGTCAGTCGATGCTTGATGATTAGCAGATAGTCTGCTAACGCTATTGTGATAGTATTTCAGCGGAGTTTATCTATTAAAAGGAATGCGCGATGTGGACGTACTGATTGACAGTGCTTTCGAGGGATATCTCTTCCTCTTACTGGATATGTGGACAGTTTTAATTGTTGCTTTCGTCGGGTTGGCTCTGTCATTTTATGGCGTGCAAATGCGTAGAACTGCCGTCACCTTCTTTCTGCTTGCTGCGATAATCGGGACTGCTGGTTCGATCTATACTTAAATGTAGGTTGCAGAGAATATGCAGAAAGTCAACCCGCAATCCAACGGTGGCTATTACTGCGGTTACTCGTGTCATATGCCCTGAAACACATAATTTGAACCCAGGTCGCCAATGGCGGCCTTTTTTATTGCCAGAAGTAGGAGAAGAAGCATGTTAACAGTAAAAGTGATGTCGCCTAGTGGCGGCGAAGAAATTCATTGTGGACTGAGCGTTGGTTTCAACCCCAACCAGCAGAGTATTGCCGTATCGGGAATGGACCAGAACGTATTCCTGAAGCAGGGAGAAGTGGCCTACGTGATGAACGCAAACGGCAAGACCATTTCACGTTACGAACACCTGGAACGACAGTAGGCATTACAGAAGCTCTTCAGCGAAGGGCTTCGATAATGCTCCCCACATCGCACAGAGGTACGACATGGTCGAAATCACCGACGCCCAGCAGATTCGCCTGAACCTGCTATCCACCCTGAACTATGACACTGCCGCCGCAAAAGTCGCTGTAGAGTTTGTTCAGGATAGTCCGCTTAAGTACCAGCTATTCATCCAGCAATACAGCCGTGTCACATCAGAGACTGAAGTGGTGGCAAAGACGATGAAAGCAGTACAGGAAGCAACTGAAGCGCTGCCGCTCTTCGATACCAGCGCTGAAGCAAACAGCTAAGGCATTACAGCAGGCATTCACTGAGTGCCTGTGATAATGCAAATCTCATAAGGACTTAATCATGCCCGCACTAATTCCCCGAGCATGCCGTAAGCGTGGATGCGCAGGCACAACAACCGACCGCTCAGGCTACTGCGAGAAACACCGCAATGAAGGCTGGCAACAGCATCAGCAGGGTAAGAGCAGGCATGAGCGCGGCTATGGTAGCCAGTGGGATATTAAGCGTGCCCGCATCCTTAAGCGTGATAATCACCTGTGTCAGAACTGTCTGCGCAACGGTCGTGCGGTAGCAGCTAAGACCGTTGACCATATCAAGGCTAAGGCTCATGGGGGTACCGATGATGATTCGAATCTTGAAAGCCTGTGCTGGCCCTGTCACAGAACGAAAACCGGGCGTGAACGTTTCAAATGATATCAATTCCCATTTGGATGACAACAGGGAGGGGGCGGGTAAAATCCCTGATGGCAAAGGCCCAAAGGACCGCCGCCTAGCCTTTTTTCACACCGCCGCAGGTTAGAAACCTTTTTTTGGGGTCCCCCATCCGATGATTAATAGGAGTTTTCGATTATGTCTGGACCGCCGAAAACCCCGACACATCTACGTCTGGTGAGGGGTAACCCATCTAAGCGAGCGATCAACAAAAACGAACCAGAGCCACCCAAAGGGGTACCCCCAACACCGAAGCATTTCGACAAACAGGGGAAGTACTGGTTTAAGAGGATGGCTGAGGAACTGGACGCTATCGGCGTTATGTCCCAGCTTGACGCGCGGGCGCTGGAATTGCTCGTTGAAGCCTATACAGAATACCGCCATCACTGTGAAACCCTTGATCGTGAGGGATATACCTACGCGGTTTACAGCGAGGATGATCCTGATGAAGGGAAAGAACGTGAAATCAGAATAATTAAGCCGCACCCTGCGGCAATGATGAAAGCGGATGCATGGAAACGTATGCGTGCAATGCTGGGCGAGTTCGGCATGACCCCTTCAAGCCGGTCGAAAGTCAACCGAGAAACGACACCTGACGATGACCTGATCAGCAAATTTCTTAATTCGAGAGACTAATGGCTAAAGTTGCAGATGGCATACGCTACGCTGAGCGCGTCGTGGCGGGGAATATCATTGCCTGCGAATTTGTTCGCCTCGCTTGCCAGCGCTTCCTTGATGATCTGAAATTCGGCGAGGAACGTGGCGTTTACTTCAGCGAACCGCGTGCGCAGCATATTCTTAATTTTTACAAGTTTGTGCCTCACGTTAAAGGCGCTCTTGCTGGTCAGCCGATTGAATTAATGGACTGGCATATTTTCATTCTGATAAACATCTTCGGTTTTGTTATTCCGCTGGTAAATGAAGAAACCGGCGAAATAGTGCTGCGCAATGACGGCAGCGGAAGGCCGGTCATGGTTCGCCGCTTCAGGACAGCCTATAACGAAGTGGCCCGCAAAAACGCCAAGTCAACTTTGTCTTCTGGCGTTGGCCTGTATATGACGGGCGCTGATAGCGAGGGTGGTGCAGAGGTCTATTCCGCAGCAACGACGAGAGACCAGGCGCGGATCGTGTTTGAAGATGCAAAAAACATGGTCAAAAAGGCAAAGCCAACGCTGGGGAAGTTGTTTGAGTTTAATAAACTGGCAATTTATCAGGAGCAAACAGCCTCCAAATTTGAACCGCTACCCGCACTTACCTCAACCCGCCGCGGGGCTCTGATACGCAGCTGGGCACAATGTACGACACTGACCCCGCCTTTACGGGCTTTAATGACTCGAACCGGGGCGTGCCGGTGGGTTTTGATAATATGCGCGTTGAAGATGGTGTTCTGAGGCTTCAGGCCCGTGCAGCTACTGCGAATGAAAAACCCCATCTGCAAGGCTCAAGGCATGACCTGGCGGCGATGGTGAGCTCTGTAGGCGCATTTTCATTTTTCGCCGGTCCCGCCGGGACTGGAGATTGTATTATTGAGTGGTATGCGATGTTCACTCACAAAACACAAAACCCGCCAGGGTGGCACCCGTCATTATGGACCCAAAGTTCGCTGCCATCCTACACCTACAATTCGGATGAGCTGGATATTATCGAGGGCATCAGCCAGTTTGCAACGTCAAATTATAATCTATGGGGAGCAGATGGTTCGAAAACAGGCGGAGGAACGCTTGGACCGGAAAAATATATATTTGATGGCAAGTACCATAAAATCAGCGCCATCCTCAATCAAAGTAATGTCCAGATATTCATTGATGATACCTTTAGCAGCATATTAAGTCTTGATGCCAATTCAGTACGTGAACCGGGTTACTTGTTGATGAGTAGTCATGTATATAAAGGCACCTTCCATGGTGAAACCTATTCTGCCTGGGCATGGGAAAAACTCTGGAAGGGGGCGACAATTAGTGTTGACTGGTGCCGCATCTGGCGTAAGACAGGGTTAAGCCACATTAAACCCAAAGTCTCTGTATCATCGGTTAATATCGATTATGGCAAGACAGGAACAATTATACTACCTGATAAATCAACCCTGTGGGGTAGGGATGATATTCTTGAGCATGTCCAGACAGTCATGACCGAAGAGAATGAACCCGGTGGCAGCCATACAGTTTCCTATGACTCCCTTCCTCCTTTTGTTACTTACGATGCATCCAC